TAAATACCTTTGTACTGTTTGCATAATACATATTTAACAGTATTTATAGATATAGAATGAACGAAATTTTTAACACATTGAAGGACAAATTCCCATTCCTGAGCCTCATAAGGAAGGGCGATCTGGAATACGTGGGCATAGTGCAGAACGAGGATGTGAACGTTATCAGCTTCTATGATTACGGCAGGTTAATGATGCCCCAGGACAAGATGCATTTCTTGAAGTGTGGGGAGATTTGGTGGCACGAATCCAATCGTAAATTACCAATAAACATATTCCTCAAGGGAGATTTCCGATACTTCCGTACAACACTGATCACATTGAATTCAAAGGATGTGGAGATAGTGCATGGCCCAACTGTAAAACTTTCTGAGATATCAAAGAAACGTGTGAAAAGACGAACAATACAACTGGTTAGGCGTCCCGTCTAACTTTTATCTTTCTCAATATACTTTTTATAATATATGGTCAGTGGACTATTTGGCTGATAGGAATCATTACATTCACTTGGATATATTTTTTGGATAGGCTTCTTAATTTTTTTGGGGAGTTTTTTAGTGAGTTTTTTAATCTTGTGTTGCACTAAAGCTATATTTAGCTCTGCTTATCAAATTCATCTGTACTACTATTGCCTGTGCATAAGCAACTGCATGTGACTTCTTGAAGAAGTACGATCCGTCTGTGGGTTTGCTCCAAACATCTTTGTTTATATCTATCCAGTCCTTGTACATCAATTGCCTCTTGGCCGGACGTATTATGGCCAACACCGCCGCCAGTTGTTCTATGGTCTTTGGTTCTAGTTTGGACACTATGTTGAAATGACCATTCAGGTGGAAAAGATTCTCAACTGTCTTTGGATCTTTCAGCATGTCCCAGTCTGGTTCTTGTATCATTAATTCAACAAGCTCTTGTTCTGATTTTACTTCTTTGTATATGTTTACATTGAGGCAATCTATCTTGAAGTAGCCCCTGTCCTCCGCCTTCTTGTAATCTAATGATGAATGCCCTGTAACCGGGTGTTCCGGAACTGCATGGAAGTACACGCCCGACTTATGCTTCTCGGTCTTGTCACCTTTGATTATTGTGGCCGGTGTGTGCTTGAACAGTTTCAATGTTCCGTCTCGGTCAAAGAAATCTATGTCTACGTCAGGCATTAGTGTACACTCCCTTTGTCCTTCTCATTGCGTTTGATGAACTCTTCCCTGGATCCAGGTTGTAATAGATCTATCACATCAAGCAACGCTCTGTATCCTGCACTGTTTATCATCGCCGTGTCCATCTTTGGTACTATGATCTTTCTTATCTCTCCGTTCTTGCTTATAATGACACAACTGTCACCATCAACGAAATCCAATTCATCCGATTGATCTACATCTATCTTAGACAATCTTGGCCTCCCTTGCTGTGTCCTGCACCAACATTTGATCTGCTGGGTAGCTCTTCAACTTGCTAGGCCAGAAGCTGGTGTTTATAAATCTTTCAATCATTTGTAGTTGTTCGTCATTAAATGATTTTAACATCCTTTTCCCTGCACTGCAACCTAGCAACAACCAAGGACTTATCTTTCCTTGCTGTATGTGTTGCACTGCCCTGTTGGTGTTGACCAATCGGAAGTAGTCAGGCCATTGTGCGTTCTGCTCTGTGGCCCAGTCCATCATGGTCGCAATGCTCCTCTGTAATGCGGCCTCCACTGGTTCTGACTTCAGTGCTTCGATCAGGTATGATTCATATAGATCATCTCTGGCCCAGTGATCCAGTTTGATCTTTGAGTGCAACACGTAGTCTATGTACTTGTCTGGGTACAATGGATTTATGTGCATGATGAAACGACCAAACTTCACGAATGCGTTGTAGTATGCACTATCAACGAAGTCATCATATGTTCTAGGTTTTGAATTGTGCTGATGTATCTGGTAGAATCTTTGGAACACCATGAAAGCGTTGACCACCCACTTCTCATCTCTCTGCAGGTGTCTTCGTTTTGGTTCACAAAGATGTACTTGTAGTGTTCTTTCTTTTGCAAATGTCTTGTCGCAGTATGTACACTTATTTAGATTCGATGCCATGTGCCTCCATCAGTTCCTCAAGTTCTTTGTCTGTGATCACTTTGTCGAGTGTTTCTAGGTCTGTCTCTTTCCAGTTGGGATAGATCTGCATTAATTTTTTTAAAGATTTGTTCGCTACACGCTTCATGGGTTTTAACCATGGATGGAATTGTTGTGTTTCCGCTCCGCACATGGCGGTCAGTATCCATAACAGTTTCTTGTGTTTGCCTAGAGTGAAGCAGTGCTTGTTCACACACTCGTTGACCATCTCCACATAGTGTTCCACGTAGAATGGATCCTTTGATGACACGCTGGAGGTGTATCTCATCAGCATGTAAGGAGAATACAAAGATTTTTCCTTGTCATCTATCCTGTCAAAGTAATCTTTGTTTCTGAAGTCCACGGCCTTAAGACCATTCCTCAGATCAAAAAATTTTCTATTTTTTTCTGCCGGCATATTTTAATCCAAACATTGTGCAATCTTTTGGTGTTACAAATGTTAATTTTATCTTACTGTTGAGGTGTTGTAAACCTGAAATCTTGTTGTTTAGTTTCACTCGAGACAACCAATCAAAGAAGTCAGCCGCCCACTCTCCGTGATCCATCCATACCGGGGTACCGTCACCTGTCACCAGTATTGGTGCATCTATCTTGATTGTTTTCCTACCAGACTGAGCCATAATCCACCTGTTCACACTGCCTAGAAATATCCTTGACGAAGTAGGCACATATTGGTTTTGCCCCGTTGCTTAACGGCACAGCCAACATCTGTCCTGATTTGATCTTTGGGAAGTACCATTTGACTTCTGTGTAGATATCAACAACATCTATGGGGTAGAAATCTGGTTTAGGACTAGACAACGGATTGAATGTGAATGCATCAAATCCCCTGTCGTTCAAACTTGTTATTGGTAACACGTGCATCTCTGATTGTCCGGCCTCACCTATCAACATCTTCCAATCCAACGGCATCTTGATTCTATGTTTTCCGATCTGTAAGACTGCCGCGGGAGCATTGAAGCTCTCAAGGAATATTAAAGGTATGTAGAAGAAATCCGGTTCATTGGGATCTGAGTTGTCCAGCACTGCGAATCTCAGGTTCTCATCAACCCATTCGGGTATCTTCTCTAGTCTGTATGTTCTGTTATCAAGTGTAAGGATTTTCATAATTTATCTTTTCTATAGTATACGGGTAATTGGCCTCTTTGTAAAACTTTTTCCTTGCCCCCAAGTGTCTTTTCGCAAACTTGCATGAACTGGTAATGTCCCATATCTGCACGTTTTCCTTGTCTTCGGCCTTCCTTATTCCTCTTCCTATGCTTTGTATCACACGGACGAACGACTTGCCCGGCTCTATGAGAACAAGATTAAAAATCCTAGGGATATTAATACCAACACTGGCAACTCCATATGTGGCGATAATAATCTTATTTGTTGCAGTAGATACTTCATCATATTGTTCCTTCCTGTCTACGTTTTTAGTTGATCCGGAAACAAACACCGAACCTTCTAGTTGTTCTTGTAATATCTTCCCTGCTGATATCCTATCAACAAGCACCAGGGTGTTGCCTGATGTTGAAACATCTTTTATAGTTTTCGCAACCCATGCCATTCTGACTTTATCTGTTGTAAGCCATTTGAGTTCTTCTGCATATGTTTTGAACATTGGATGGTCTTGGGTCTGTAAGACGTTCACATGACAGTTTGCAAGTACTCCTTTGTCTTGCAGTTCGCTTGCCTGTATCCTGTGAGTGACATCACCTATGCTACATTTCAAACCCATGAATTCGTAGTCTGCTTTGGGCACAGTTCCTGTTAGTCCCCAACGTATGCCACAGTGTGCGAAAGGCCCAGTCAACAATCTTTTGAGGACATCGGCCTTGGCCATGTGTACTTCGTCAATTATCACTGTGTTGATTCCTTTTATTGCTTCTGCAAATGCTTCCGAGTGTTCGTCTTTGCTTTTCTTTTCTAGTACGTTTAGTGATTGCCATGTTGCGATAGTGTTGAACCTTCCTAGTTCTTTCCTGTCTCCGTAGTACACACCAACATCTAAATTACATGCAACGAAGTCTTCTTCGGTCTGTGTTACTAGACTTTTGTTTGGCACTATTGTCAGTGTACGTCCGTAAGGCTCGACCAGTTGGCACAACGCCGCGGTGATTATAGTCTTACCTGCTCCTGTGGCGATCTCCTGTATGCACTGAGGGTTCTCTATAAATTTGTTTATTGTTTCTATTTGATAATCTCTTAACTCTATTGCCTGTCCGGCCATTGGGTGATTAGTGGGCCATGTTATGTGTGATAGGTAATCTTTGTCCACAGACTTGAATTCAAAGTTGTGTTGCTCTCTTTGATCTTCCATTTCCACATACACACCACCGTCTTCCAGTATGGGAAGTATTTGGTCAACTAGATTAAGATAGGTCGTCCCACCCAGCCCAAAGAATGATACCTTGCCGTCCCACCTGCCTAGCTTGACCGCTGGTAGATGTCTTGCATAAGGTATTTCATATTTGAATTTGTTGGAAAGCCTCTTCCTCCATTCCAGGGAAAGGTTTTCAAATTTGACGTTCACTTCGTCTTTTATTACTAATTTACAACTGCTCATATTTAAAGTCTTACTATAACGTGATCGTGCCAATCCCAACTACTCGGTTGGTGATCACTATAATACAACTTTTTTGGGAGATTCTCAAGAAGTCTTTTCAGGTTATCAGTGCCTGTGGAGTAATAACCACCACCTAATGTTACCAATGATGCCTTTGGCTTTATTTTACTCTTGATCATTGCTCTTGGTATTCTGTTTCTAACGAACATGATTTTAGTGTCCTCGTTGATGAACTTGAACTGTTTGCTCATTTGATGTAATTCAAAAAGAGTTTCAAAGAACTCCCTGGATGTGTTGTTGTTGATCATCATTTGTCTTTGGTTGTTATCGTTTTCAACATCTTTCATGTACACGGGTTCCTTCACGTCAAACCCCCACGAACACTGGGTCAGTATGTCTATGCCCTGTGATTTGAATGCATTCATCCATTCCCAGAACTCCTTGACTTCATCCTGTGTGTCCATTTCTCCACTGACTGGCATCATTATTGGAAAGCAATTTAATTCCATGAGTCCCATCACGACTTCCTTCTTGCTGAACACAGTTGAGTCGATCCACAGCTTGTGATAGTTGTTGTGTGCCACTTTGTGACCTATTGTTGTCTCTGCGGTAATACTAATACCGTTTGTTGCTATATTAAAATTTTTCAAGGAGTCAACTTGCTCTAGTGCTGTCTTACTTTTTAAATTCTGGTCCCAGTAGTCCTGTAATGATTCTGGAGCATTGACCAATGTCACCTCCCCGCCTACAAGTATTGCGGTTGGTTTCCGATGTCCCATGATTCCTTGTTTTATCTCTTCGTAGTCGTTTAGCAGACTGTCGTCCATGAATTTGAAGTCGTACCTCACTGCTATCAACGTCAGGTAGTATGCAGTGACATCGCTGTGTATGAATGTCCATTT